TGCGGTTATTTCATCCGTATCGCAGTCCTGGGGAACGCAATTCTAATGCAGGCAGGTGATTATGGAGAAGAGCGGTCTGAGCCTTGGACTTATCGAACCAGGATATTGCCTTTGCGGACGTTGGTACTATTGATGGTGAGATATGGCCTTTACGTGGCAATTCGAAACGGTATGAAATGGGTACGACTGAGTTGAGTACACATAAGTTATTCACTCAGGGAACTGTCAAGAGTAATACTAGATTAGTTGTTACTAATGGGATCTATAAAGTTGGATATGTGCAGAATCTTAGTAGTCATAGTGAAGCTATATTAGAGTTGGTGTTCTGATGGCTGATATCGGACAGAGTGCCTTAATTGCCCGTATGAACGCCTTTAAAATGGCAATGGTAGCAGAAACGGTGGTCGCTGTTGATAATACAGCTAAGAACATCGTCACATATGCCAAGCTGACCCATGGTATGCAGGGTGGTATCCGAAGTGGTGCAGGAAAGAATGTGTTCGAGAATCAGACGTATGATCTTGAAACTAGCATTCATGAAGATGTGCCAAAGATCAATGGTACTGTGATTGAGTCGGCTGTTCGCGTTACAAAAGATTATGCATTGGCAATTGAGATAGGTAGCAGTACAAATAAGCCCTATCCATTCCTAACACCATCTGTAGATGCTAATCAAAAGGTTCTTAATATCGAACTAGCAATGGCACTTCAAAGGGCAAGCAGGTGATAATGTGAGATCCACAAAAGTTGATATATTTAATGCTCTAAAATCAAGTGTTGCATTGAACGCATTAGTAGGATTAGACACAAGTGGAATCAAGCAAATATTCTCATTCTATCCACCATCAACAGCAGTATATCCTTGTGTAGGATTTTACCGCATATCAGGTCAAGTCGGTTCTGCTGATGGGAAGTTGTCAGGCAATAAAAATGAACTATATTCTATTGATTGTTTTGCCAAGTCAATGACAGCTTGTGAGGACATGGAACTTGCTATTGATGCAGCAATGGATACGCTTGATTATTTGATTACTGCTGAACATGTATCCGACCTATACGAAGATGCGACAAAGTTATTTCATAAGCCGTTACGATATCGGCTCAAATAAAAGACCTGCTATTAATTTAGTTGGTCTTTTTTAATATTCAAAAACAGGAGAGTGACGAAATGACATTAGCTAAATCTAGTGGCGTATTTGGGGTAAAAAATCTCAAAGTATTTAAAATGTTGACTGATGTGGAAGGTGCAGAACCTACATGGGATGCTACTGGCATTAGTATTCCAGGTATCAAGTCTCTTAAAATGACCAAGAAAACGACTGATGTAGAATCTAAGGGTGACGAACGGATTAGAGATAGAGAATCCACATTCGAATCTCTTGATATTTCATGGGAAAATGAAGAAATTCCAATGGATGCACTTGTGATGATCTGTGGTGAAGCGGCTATTGTAAATACCCCTGCTGGCACTGGTCCAGTTACCCCTGAAACTAATCACATTATTGAATCCAGTGAAGCGGTAAGCAATTACTTTATGATCCAATGTGATACTAAACGTGGCAGTAAAGGCAAGGGCGTAAATGGTGTAGGTGTTCAAATCTACAAGGTTCAAGGTAATTTGACTTATGATCTTACCGGTAGCGGTTTTGCGACCTGTAGCTTTAGTGGAATGGGTTTAGCTTGTGAAGGTACTATTGATGGTGTGGCTCATCCATACCGTAAGTTGATCTTCTCTAGTGGTGCGGTAACATACGCTTAATATGTGGCAGGATTAATTTCCTGCCTATTTTCTTTTTGGAAGGAATGAAATAAATGGACTTAGTAACTCTTTTCCCTGAGATGCCCCAATTAACGTTGAACGGCATTAAACAAGAAGTTAAATTTACCACACGATCCCTTCTGCAACTCGAAAGAGATTATCCAGACCAAACTATTGACGGTAAAGAAATAACCTCACAGGAACGAATTATGACCGCTTTAAATAGTGGATTTACAATGATGAAAACTCATGACCTTGTTAACCTACTTTATGCAGGACTAATTAACAATGGTACTTTTAATAAAGAAACTTTAGTCGATGCAATGCAGGTATGTGACTTTCCGATTTATATTGAGCACATTATTACGGCTTACCAATTATCGAAGTCTACACCTGAACAATTAGAGAAAATGGAAGTCATGGCTGCTGCTAATAAGTCAAAAAAAAAGATGGAAGTAGAGACTATGCAGGAGAATATGCCTATTATCGAATCGAAATTGGATTGAGCAAAAATGAGTATTTGAACTCTACAGAGAGAGAATTAATGGTATTGAGTATTGGTAATAGTGAAATGAATGGCACAAAAACCGAGTACGATGATCTTGCAGACTTTCTATAGGAAGGAGGAAAACGAATGGCAAATGAAACAAATATTGGCGGAATAGTCGCACCAGTCAAAGCAGACATAGCTGACTTTATGACAAAATTTGACCAGGTTAATGAAAAAACAAATGTTGTTAGTCAGAATGTGATTAACCGTCTTGATATGATGAGTCGGGCATTACATGATGTAAATTCACAGGCTAAAGCGATGGATTCAACAACTTCTTCATCGAACAATTCCAATTCAACAAATAGTGGACTTTCAAGAACGTTGCAATTAACAGATGGAATAAAACAATCAAAGCAACAAATTTCCGCTATTGATCGGAATTTATTTGAACAATTACAACGGAATAACGGTGTAGAAAATATAAGAACTAGTGAATTGAGACGACAAAAGTCGGAGATCGAAGGTCAATTAACATCTTTACGAACTCAGACTACTCAACATCAGAACATTAGTAATATTATTGCTACTAATAATCAGTTTTTGCAATCAATGAAAGGTCATTTAACATGGATGGCTACTGGTGGAGCAATTGCTGCAATGTTTGCGTTGCCAGCAGAAACAATTAGTAGAATTAAAGAAATGGAAACGGCAATGGCTGGTGTAAGGCAGGTTCTTCCTGATTTGGAACATGATCAAAATAAAGCTAATGCGGAATTGGTTAACTTTACAAAAATTGCCCAAAAATACGGTGAATCAACTATGGAAATCGCAGATGCAACCAGATCATGGGGAAGAATGTACAAGAATATTGATACTGTGAATTTACTAGTTTCTCAATCTGCAAAAATGGCAACAGCAGATAATTTTAGTATGAAAGATTCAGTAAAGGGTCTTGAAGCGGCAATGTCTCAATTTGGAATGAAGTCGGAAAATATTAATGAAGTGATGTCAAATTCCAATAGAATTTTAGACGTTTGGACCAAACTGGCCCACTCAGGAGGGGCAAGCGCCCAAGACCTAGTAAGCGGAGTAGAACGTGCAGGTAGTACGGCCTACCAAGCGGGAATGTCTTTTGAGTTTTTCAATGCTATGATATCAACTGGCGTTAGAAACACATCTTTGAGTGGATCTGAAATAGGGAACTCTATAAAAGCTTTGGCCATTAACTTTAAAACAGATAAAGCTATTGGAGAAGTTGAAAATTTTGGAGTTGCTATGAAACGTCTCAATGCTGATGGAACAAAATCATTTAGATCGTTGCAGGATGTAATTTTAGACCTTTCGTTGGCCGTTCAAACTACAGATAAAGATACTAGCGATTTGTTTCAAGCATTATTTGGGAAATTCCAAAATTCGAAATTGACAAGCATTATTACCGATTACAAACAAATAATAGAAATGTGGCAAAATGCTGTTAATAGTAGTAATTTTACAGATGCCCAAGTAGCAATTCAAATGGACACGATTTCCAGAAAAATGGGAACAACTAAAGCTTTGTTAGATACATTAGTTGCAGGATCTTCAAACAGCGGATTAGCTACATTTATAAAAGAACAAATTCAGTCAATTAATAATTTTTTAACTGGGTTGCAATCCATTTCATCAAATATGTATGGAGTCATAGGTACAACTATTAAATGGACGGTTGAACTATATTTGTTATCAAAAACTTTTAATAGTATTCACACTGGAATAAGTGCCGTTAATGTTGCAATGAAAGCTAGCGCAGCTATAAAGGCAGTAGATACTACTGTAACTGTTTTAAATACAGAGGCTAAAATAGCTGAAAATATAGCTACTGCAAATTTAAATAGAACAATTGCTATTGGTAATGTTTTAAAAGGAAATATTATACCACTATTAATCCTTGGTGCAGGTGTAATGTATTCTTATTCAGAAAGTGTTGGGCAAACTAATAATGCTATTCAAAGACAAAATGATGCTGAGTCAAATAAACTTGAACAAATGCAAAGAAGTTCAGAAGGAATTAAACAACAAGGGGAGTTTATTAATGCGTTAGCCAATGCGTATGATAAACAGTCTGAGTCTCTTGTTAGTGCAGGAGAAAACTCTGAAAAAGGGAAAAAAATTCAAGAAGAAATGACTTTTTTAGAGAAAAAATTAACCGAAGAATTAAATATAAATTCTGATGCTAATAACCAAAATTCTGGTAACATTATTGAAAATGGTAAAATAAATCGTGATGTAATTGACAAAAACTTAAAAGCTAAAGAACTTCATAGTGCAGAACTAGCTAGAGCATTGTTGCAAGATGCTGAAAATCTTAGGGCTGACGCTATAAACAATCGAGCATGGGCTAACTCTAAAATACAAAACATGGAAAACGAAATTGCAATGCTGGGAGTTTTAGAACGTGCTTATTTAGGATATTTGAACTTTATGGCCGGTATATATAATAAAATTGCAGACTATCAAGAACAGTCCGTGAATGAACAGGATCAGTATCCAGGAGTGTCTGTAGAAAAAACACCAGAAATGAAAGAAGCCCAATTAGCGAGTGCAAAGTTATATAGAGAAAAAGCAACTGGCTATACACAACAACGAGCAAATACTTATTCAGAGTATATCGGGGCAGGTCAAGCTTTGCGAAATGCTGGCGAACAAGACTTATTAGCTACTAAAATACAGTCTAATTATGTTGCTAAACAAACAGATAGTGCTGGTATAGTTGATGATAAACTTGGTAAAAAAGGAAAATCGGAACCTGGCGCAAACATGAAAGCCCCAGATGATCGTTCTCAACAATTTCAAGATAAATCCTTATCAATGGCAGCTAACAAACAATTCGACGAAGCGAAAATCAGAGCAGATCAATACGCAATGGCACTCGACATTATCAATGCTAAAGAATCAATGCTAGGAGTAACAGCGGAAACCGCAAGCCAAAAGCAAAAGATATACAATGAGCAAATTAACGACCTTACTGCAACGGCTATGGATTATCAAGATACCGCTAATGACTATACCAAACAAGCTGATGATATGGTTACTGCTAATGAGAATATTACAGCATCTTTGAAAGAACAAAAACTATCATGGTCCAGTATGTCAAAAGAGCAAAAATTAGCCTTTATCGAGATGAATAAAGAGCATATTAAAGATATTAATTCCATGAATAATCTGATTGAGTTAGCTGAAAAGTTTAAATTAAAATCTTCTGAAGCATCAAAGCAAGCTACCAATGCAGGAATTACTGCAACTAAAGAAGGTATTTCTAGCGCACAAACTATCTACAATGATAAAGTTAAATCAAATAACTTAGATAAAGAGTTATCTATGTTAGGTCTTAAAAACGACTATAGCAAAGAGCAAGCAGATGTTATTGAATTAACTAATGCTTTGAAAAACTTAGAGTTATCAAGGGGTAGATTGAAAGACCTTGAAGATGAACCAGGTGGAAAAACTTCTGTTAAATATAAAGAAGAATTAATCACATTTGGAAAATTGAATAACCAAATCGACTTATTGAAAGACAAAACCCTAACCGTCCGAACCAGCATGGCAAGCATGTTTGACGGCATGATGCGCAACACAACTACTTTCAAAGATTTTTGGCGTAACGCTTGCCTTGACTTTGCAACTCAGATGATCAATTCCATCTGGAAAATTAATCAGGCAGGAAGTCAGTCGACTTTATTAGGTAGTATTTTTGATGGCTTATTCGGCGGTAGTAGTGTTGCTAATACTGGTCAATTTTTAACCAGTAATAACCAAGTATTATCTGGCCCAGTACAAGCAAATGGAAAATTCGCTACTGGTGGTCAAATAACAGGCGAAGGAACTGGAACATCTGACAGTATCCTAATACGTGCATCGAATGGCGAATTTATGATGCAAGATTCCGCCGTTAAAAAGTACGGTGTCGGATTTTTCAGTGCATTGAATGACGGATTAATTCCTAAATTTGCTACTGGCGGACCGATAACAGCAAGTAACACGTCAATTGTTCCTGATTTGTCAACTGTTAGAGCTGGTAACAATAACGCTAACGCTAATGCAAGTGGCGGTAACACTCAACACGTTGCTGTTACTATTCACCAAAACTACCAATCCCTAGATCCTGCCACTAACATGAAACTAATGAAAGCACAAAACGCAAGTACCAAAGCGGAAATTCTAAACGCTATCAAAACAGAAACTTCTTGGAGATCGGCAGTAAAGGGGGCGGCACGATAACAAATGGCTATTGAAGTATTTAACATCAAATACAAACGCGCTCATGCTTCCGCTGTCGAGTTTAAAACCGAGGTTGATAGCGAATACACGGCACATGAACAAAGATCCTGCCTACAAACTTTACCGCGAAATTCATGGACACTTGATTTTGAAAAGACCCCATCCAATTTTAAGGATGTGCGGTCTTTTTTTATTCGCCATAAAGGGAAATTCAAAGCGTTTCGTTGGCAATGGAAAGAGACTAATGAATTAGGTCGGTATGTTGGCGGTGATGGTAAGTTTTACATGGTTAGGTTTGATACCGATAAGCTTGATTTTAAAATTGATGAATTAGGGTATAAGATGTTTAGTGTACCGATTGTGCAGGTTTTGAGTTATGAGTAAGGGTATAAGTGAAGAATTAGAAATAGTAACGGCATCAGCTGAAATAATCCCTAGAATGTTACTGACTATCTATGGTGCAAATGATAACGTTTTTCGTTTTGTTGCTAACGATAATCAAGACCTTGTTTTTGAAGGTAATACTTATATTTCTGCTGAGATTAAACGTGGTGAGATTAAAACCACTGTCGAAGGAGATAAAGAACAAGTTTCCCTCGCTATGTCAAATCGTTGGAAAGAGTGGTCTTCTTACATTGCAAATAATGGTAAAGCATTGAAATATGCAAGGTGTATCATTCAAGAAGTCTATATTGATCATCTTGAAGAAGGGGCTGTGTGGCTGTTTGAAGGCATCTTAAACAGCCTTAAAACCACTATGACTGAGTTTAGTTGTACAGTTGAACGCGACACTGTGGATTTTACACAAGAATCTCCTGTGATGGATTATGGACCAACCTGTCAATATGTTTATAAAGGTGCGGATAATCGTTGCAGGGCTACCAGTGCGTTAACAGCTTGTGACGGAACTGTTACCGCTTGTATTGAGCGTAATAATATCACTAGATACGGAGGGCATTTGAGCATTCCAAGAGAGATGGTGATCAGATCATCATGACGATAGAAGAATTGATTAGTCATATCGGTACGCCATACCAACAATTGGACAGCGACGGTAATGCCCTTGGATGTATGTTGCCAATCTACTTACTTTATCCTGATATACCAAAATACGCATGGCCCCCACAAGATAATTTCATTGATTATTTTATGGACCTGCTATCAAAGCATGGCGATCTTATCCCGGTTGAAGAAATTCAAGTTGGTGATGTGGTCGCCATTCGTGCGCTATTTGGATTCCTTCATGTTGGTGTATATATCGGTAACGATGAAATAGTCCATTGTATGACTGGTGATAGTTTGGAAAAGTGTAGAATGTCACCTTTGGTTAAGAGGGTTAAGGGGGTGTTCCGTTGGCAGGTTCAGTAATTGGGTTTTTAACAAAAACTTTTATTGGAAAGATGATAGCGAGTTATGCAATTAATGCGATTGCAAATAAGCTGTTCGCCCCTAAAACAAAATCATCTAGCCCAACATACACTTTTGGCACTCTCCAAACGCAAACAAGTTCGAGTCTGCCAATGCCGATAATCTACGGAACTGTTAAATGTGCTGGTAATGAAATTTGGGCTAGTGATGCAGGAACAATACAACATAAGATAATTTCATTCGGTATCGGTAAAATCAAAGGTTTTAAGGATGTTCGTATAGATGATTTAGTTGTCAATACTTGTCCTGCTTTTAAAATTAGCAATACGCTTTATTCTGATGCAACTGTTCGCAAGTCAGGAAATTACTTCTATTTAAAATCTAATAGTGTAACGACCACCTATGATTTAACCGTTTACACAACCATATTGAGCCTAGTTAATGCAATAAAGACCAAGGATTACACAAGCATTGCACAAGATACAGAGTGGGTATTTGCCGACACTACTTTTTCTTCTAATACGACTAGTAGTATGAATGACATTGCTGAAACATCATGTTATAACTCGCCAACATCTTTAATTATTAATGGATTGACAGGTTGTAGTTATATGGCATATGTCGGAGATGGTGAGCAACTTATTGATGATCGGGTTACTGGTGCAACGCAGGAAGATAAGGCTAAATTAGTCGGTGGTCTAAAATATGATGCCTACCTAGCTATTACTGCAACTGCGAGTGACAAGATTAGTAGTTTCAATGTTACGGCTGTTGTAGAAGGTCGCATAGTTAGAGTGTACAACTCTTTAACGACTTATACAGAAGTATGGTCTGACAACCCTGCTTGGTGCGAATTGGATTTTAAAACAAGCATTGACGGATGTGGAATGGATCATTCAAGCCTTGATTTACAAACTTATTTGACTGCAGCTAACTATTTTAACGTATTGATTGATGGTAGAAAACGGTTCACTGTCAACCTAATCCTTGACGAAAAGAAAACTCGCCAAGATTGGATAACAGAGTTTTTTTCAACCTGCCGTTCATATCCAACTTATCAACGAGGATTGCATGGAATATTAGTCGATAAGCCTGAATCAGTTAGTCAAAGATTTAACGTCAAACCTGACGAGAGTATCGAAACGTGGTGGCAGGACAACAGTGAAGATGTTGAACGCCTACAAGTTGAATATGTCGCTCCCGACTACGAATATACGAAAGTCGTTGCACAAGCTGACAGAGTTAAACTAACGGGTGAAACTAGCCAATTCAGAAATAAAATTCCGTTGACCAAAAAAATCAGCATTTACGGAATAAATAATTTCGAACAGGCATCTACCGAAGCATGGTTTCACTTGAACAAAGCTCAGACCTGTCCTGAATGGATACAGTACACCACTAACAAAAGAGCATTAAACCGCAGTATCGGTGATGTGGTGGGCGTATGGAATCCGATCACAGAAGTAGTAGAAGACGGATTGACATATAAGAGATACAGGATCATGACTATGACCGAACCGCAAGAAAATCATATTACGATGGTTATGCAAGAATATAACCCTAATTTATATGGTTTTACAATGGGTAGCGTTGCACCAATTATCAATGTTGTAAAGTCCTCTAAGTTGACTTATACCGCAGTAACAAGTTTTTCGTTTGCTCAATCAACAGCAAGTACAATATGGACGGTAGATCATCCGCTCAAAAAATATCCTTCTGTATCTGTCAAGCGAACTGATGGAGTAGATATAACTGGCAATGTATCGTATGTATCAAAATATCAACTAATAATAACTTTCTCAACAGCGATATCAGGAACCGCTTATTTAAATTAAAGGATGTGTTTTTTTGGCAACAGTAAAGGCATTTGGTGGAGATGTTGATATGCTTGGTAACAAGATTGTTGATATGACGATTAATGATGCTACAGAAGAGAATCAACCAGTTACATTGTCTCAATTAGATGCAAAAGCGAATGATATAACCTCTTTAATATCAAGCAATTCGGTTACTGTAAACAATATTTATTTTAGAATTAGTAGCGGTAGTTTGCAGTATTCTTCTGATGATGAAACTTGGTATACATTAAATCAGACCTAGAAAGGCGGTAATAAAATGGCAGGACAATTTGATTTACAAATAGATCAAGGAGCAACCTTCGCACAGGGTTTTCGGTGGATGGCAGGTGGTTTGCCGATTAATCTTGGGGGATACACTGGAAGTTGTGTAGTTCGTAGAAGTGCTCAGGACACCGAAGTATTAGCTACGGCATCCGTAGTAGTTACCGATGCAATCAATGGCAGGTTCATAGTGACCATAGACTTCGCTGACACCGCAGCGATACCAGTGGATGGCACGAGTTGTTATGATAAAGTGCAGTGTGTCTTCGATGTGTATTTTTCCAATGGAGTCAGCAGATACAGGGTGGTCAATGGATATGCGATGGTGAGTCCAGAAGTAACGAAGGAGGCAGTGTAGAATATGAGTGATTACATAGTTATCAATGAGGGTACTATGGGGATTCAAGGGGCTACTGGGGCTACTGGGGCTACTGGGGAAATTTCCCTAGCAAAACATGCTGAAAAATCAACATATGGATATAACATCTCAGAATCTATTGAAAAGTTAATACTAGGTAAGCCAATTACTATTGTATTATGCGGAGATAGTATAGGTGCGGGGGCTTGGGCAAGTGCAACATGGAGGTCATATTGGAATTTAACAATAGATGTAATAAGTAAAAAATATCCACATAGTCAAATTACCCCTGTAAATTCAGCCGTCAGCGGCTCAGGGTCTGACTATTTAAAGCAATACTGGCAAACACTAGTAGTAGATAAAAACCCTAATTTATTAATTATAGCCCCTGCAACTAATGACAGGGAGTTAACCGATCAGCTAATTACTA